GTCCTGGTACGAGGGCAGGTAGGCCTTGATGCCGATGGCTTCGAGCGCTGCAACCACCAGGGGGCGCTTGGCGTCCCTTTCACGCTGAGCGGCGGCCGCCCGAACCTCCTGCTCGACCTGCGCCTGCTGCTCGCGCACGGCCTTAGCCTCGTACTCCGCCCACGTCATCCGAATCTCGCGCCGAGGCACGAGCGTCATCACGTACTCGCCGTTGTCAGCGATGAGGTAGACGAGGATGCCCGAGGGGTCCCACGACGACCGAGAGCTGGCGCTCCCCTTGCGAAAGCGCCGCATGGGGTCAGCGTTCAGCCAGCGGTCCGCGGCCTGGGCCGAGGCAACGCGCACGGCGTGCTTCGCCTCATCGCGCTCGCGCGGGGTCGTGTCGTTCGGGTACGCCTCGGTCAGCGCCCACTTGAGGTGAGCCTTGCGGTATCCCGCGTCCTCGACCTGGACGGACCGAGCGATGTCGCGCTCGCTGATGGTGTAGTACTCCTCGTTCTCGATGACCTTGACCCTCTTCTTCGAGTACAGGTAGTCCCGCCCCTGTGCCGCAAGGTAGGTCTCGCCAACCTCGATGTCGGACTTCTTCATGTCACTGCCTCCCTCTCTCGATGTGGTCGTACTCCCATGGGTGGGGGAGCATCAGCCGCATGGCTCCTGCCCCTTCTCGATGCTGGGTGCAGAAGTGCTTGATGCACGAGTCGCCCTTGTAGTAGTGAACATCAGCCGCTCGTTTGCATGTCCTCCCTTTCAGAGTGACACCCTCGCACCTGTAGAATCGCGCGGCCATCATGCCGCCCCTGCTCGACGCGCGCACTGGTAGCATAGCACCTGGGTGTAGGTGCTCGCAACTCCCCAGGTCCCGTCATCCCGGCGCCCCTGCCGGCCGAACACGTACTGCTCGGCATCGCGGTCGCCGCAGTAGCCGCAGGCGGTCGACTCTTCGTCGTACCCCGCCTCTACGTCCTGTCGGTCTTCGCTTGGCATCTGCTCGTCCTCTCGGTTCGTGGTGTGAGTATCGGCCACGGCAACCAGTTCCACATCGGCCGAAAGGCTAGAACTGGTTGCTGCCCCTGTCCTACATCGCGCTGCCCACGGACTAGGTCGAAGGCCCTCCCCCGCAGCCCTGGCGGTTTCGCCGGCCCGGCCTACATCCTCTGCGCCGCGGCATAGGATGTAGGTCACCTGCTCGCCGCAAGATAGGCCGAACGGCCGATACAAGATGGACGGCAGAACGGGTACAGTATGGACATGGAAACGCACGCAGACCGACAGGCTCGGACCCGGGGGATTGACCCGGCCGAGGTACGCGCCATCGTTGCCGAGCGCGTAGGCCGTCCAGCCGGCTCCGTCGCGGTCTTCTGCGGATGGGCTGAGGGCTGGGCCGGCGGCTCGAACGGCGATGAGGTCTGGGCCATCGTCCGGGCCGGCGTGGTGGCCACGGTCATGTTCCGAAGGGCGGACCAGCCGGCGACGCCGGCAGCGCTCCGAGTCGGAAGGGTTGTCAGATGACCACGAACCTGATACCATGCGGGCATGGACCCGATGAGCACGAAAGCGACACCGACCGGGCGCGTTGCGCCGAGAAGGGATGGTAGGGATGGCGTATCTCTTGAACGCAAAGCGCGGGGTGGACTCGTATCGCCTCGCGTACCTACTCAGCAAGCACCGTGGGCTGCTCACCGAAGCGCAGCCGGGACGCGGGAACTACTCCGCGACCGCAATCACCCGAACGAACCGGGACATCATCGTCCCGGACATCGAGCAAAGCGCGCGATAGGACGAGGGCGCGTTGCGCCGAGAAGGGATGGTAAGACGATGGGCGACAACCACGCATCCATCGATGGGCACGATGACGACGGCCGACACGGCGCGATGGCGTTCGCGTCGAACGTGACCACCGGCCAGGTCTTCTTCGCCATCGCCGTCGGTCGCGACGCCTACGGCGAGTCGCAGGCGAGCGCATCGTTCCTTGCGACGCCGGAGACCATCCGCGAGTTTGCCGTGGAGCTCCTGGTCGTGGCCGATGAGGCCGACGGCCGGCTCGGAGGCTCGCGCCACAACTTCGACGGCCTAGGCCACACGGTCCCGGCCGAGACCTGCAGGTGCCAAGCGACGGGAGCGTGAGGTCTGATGGCATCGACGTGCATCCTCAACGATGACCAGTGTTGGGACGCTCGCAAGGCAACGGGGAACCTGGGCGCGCATGCGCCACAGTGCTACGAGCCGGACGACCTAGGCCGTGGTCTGACACCAGACCCGGCCGAGACCTACGCCGATTGGGGGACTGGTGAGTAGGGCGAAAGCACTAACCCTCGAGCTCGAGCGGCATGGTCCGTTCGACCCGGCCGACATGACCGTGGCCGAGGCCAAGCGCCGGCTCCGTGCGTTCTACGTAGGCCAGATGGGCTACGCGAGCCTCCCCCGTCTGCTCACCCTCCCCGAGGCCCAACACAAGCTCGGGATGAGCGCGCGTAGGGCGGTTGGCCTAAGCCTTGCGCCGGCCGACATGTCTGGGGACTACGACGTGTGCATGTGGCGCACGGCCGCATGCACTAGTGCGTGCGTCCTGGTCACGGCCGGCAAGGGGACGCTGCCGTCGGTCAGACGGGCGAGGGTGGCCAAGACGAAAGCCCTAGCCCAGGAGCCCCAGGCGTTCGTCACCCTCCTGGCCCACGAGCTCACTGAGCAGGTGAGGCGATACGGGCCGATTGACTTCCGCCCAAACGTGGCGAGTGACCTACGGTGGGAGCTCATCGCGCCTAGGCTCTTCGACCTACCCGACGTCCGAGTGTACGACTACACCAAGGCGCCGGCGGCCCAGCGCAGCCTAGGCCCAACGGCCTACGACAGGCTGGTCTTCTCGGTCAGCGAGAGCCCCCGTTCGGGGGATGAGGCACTCGAATGGCTTAGGTCAGGTGCCAACGTGGCCGTGGTGTTTGCCACGGTCAAGGGTCACCCGTTGCCGGCCACCTTCGCCGGCTTCCCCGTGGTCGACGCCGATACGTCCGACAGTCGGGTGGACGACCCGGCCGGCGTGGTCGTAGGCCTTCGGGCTAAGGGGTCGGCAAGAGGCGTAGCCGGCGCGTGGGATGGGTTCGTCAAGCCGGACCAGGCAAGCTAGGGCGAAGGGAGTAGGACATGGCACGCACGAGCATGGGCAAGACCCGACCAGTGGATAGGCCGTACGCGGTCTACGTGTCGGACGATGGGTGGACGTGGAAGGTCCTCAAGGCCTACTCCGCCGACCCCCACGTGGACTACGCCCGATGGATGTGCGCGGTGAGCTCGCCCTACACCCAAGGGTCGTATGACCTAGGCGACACGTACGTGGCGGACGTCCTGCAGTACGGGCGTTTGGCCTACCGCGACCCCGACGTTCCACGCGACGAGCTCCCCGTCGGGGATAGCGCCGCGGCCCTTGAGGCCTACGGCGAGCTGATGGAGCGGCGTGACCGAGGCCTAGGCTGGAAGGACTAGCCGGCCTCACCCACTGCTGCTCACACACACCCCGCACTGGCGCTTTCACGCGCCCTCGCCCTAGGCCCAAGGGCGGGGGCGCGCTGCCGTACGTACTACGCCTACTGGTGGTGTGTGGGCACCACTGACTACGCCATACGCCCTAGGCCATACGCCATGCGCCATCCCCCTACCTATGTACATAGTGTGTACATGTACTACACCTTTAGACCTAGGCTGAGGGCGGGCGGGCCAGGCCGAAGGACGTAGGCCGTGCACACCGGGACGGGTCACCCCGCCCTAGGCCGAACGCACGAGGGACTTGACTACCCTGGACACCCAGATTTCGCCGGATGGGACCCGCCGGGGGGCCCCGCGGGACTCCAAAATGCCCACAGGCGTGTGATTCTTGCTGCAACGCCCTGCATGTAGAAAAGGGCCTCTGACCAGGGCTTTTCCAAAAGTGGTTGTGGCCTGCGCATATGAGTAGAGGGCTACGTCAAAGGACCTAGGTCCAGAGACCTTCGCCCCTGGGGGTTTCAGAGCTCGGGTCTGTGGGTGTTTCGGCTCCCGCAACCATCGCCGAGCTCCCCGCCCTCCGCGCCCCGCCAGCCGTCTGCCCGGCTCTGAGCCGGACCAGGGCCGCCGATATGCCCGATGTGGTATATCTAACCGGAACTGCTTCGCCGCGGACGGTCCGGGGGGCCCCGAAACCACCAGGGAGGCACCTCGTTGGACACCATGACCCCTTCCACGGGCTCAGCGCCCTTCTCTGACCCCAACTTCGCGCGGCAGGCTTCGGCCAAGGCCGCGGAGGCCAGGGCGGCGAAGGCGGCGCTCCCGGCGGAAGAGCGGGCGCTCCGCAAGCTCGAAACGGCGGCCGAGCAACTGACCGCGGCCCTCCTGGACGCGGCGCTCGGCAGGGGGACCTTCGCGACCCTCTCGCCGGCGGACCGCCTCAAGGCGACCATCAAGGCGCTCGAGTACTCCGTCGGCCGGCCATCGCCTCAGGGCAAGCCCGCCGACGACACGAAAGACGTCCCGACGGCTGACAAGCTGTTCGGGTAGATGCAAGGGCAGTGGCTACTCGCGGCCCCGGAGCCCCCGTGGGAGGGGGAGAAAGCCCCGGCGCTGTTGAGGGCGGTCCCACACCGGCGTTAGCGACCAAACACGCGACGCGCGCGCTCCTGGCCCTCGTCATCGATAGCCTCACCGAGCTCGTACAGACGGCCGAGGCGAAGCACCACCGGTCCACCCACCAGCGCCTCGTCGACGGCCTGAAAGCGGCCGACAGGGTACTGCCACTCATCATGAGGGGGGAGCCCTATGACGGGCCGCGTCCACAAGGCTCGGGCCTCGATTCACCGGCCAACGCAGGTGCATCAGGACGAGTCGAAGCAGCCGAAGCGCTCGTCTGACGCGCTCCGCCGCGACCTCGACGACATCCTGGACGACATCGATGCCGTCCTCGAGGAGAACGCCGAGGAGTTCGTGAAGGGCTTCGTTCAGAAGGGAGGAGAGTAGATGCCGACCATCCGCATTCACTGCACCGACCACCCGGACCAGGACCCTGCCGCGGCTCCGGTCGCGGCCGACTGCGCCTCCTGCATCTGGCTGTACGCGTACCGCTACGCGGTGCTGGTGCCCGACGCGGACCCGGGGTTCTAGCCATGATGCTCTTCCTGCTCATCTGCCTGTCGGCCGCCTGGGGCGCCGCGGGCTTCTCGCTCTGCACGTCGCGCCATCGCCAGAAGGGCATGGAGGTCGACCGACTCTTCGACATGCCCGTGGACCTTCTGCCGCAGGGCGGCATCTTCGTCGAGGCGAAGTAAAGGTTTCGAGCTGAAACTTGTCTTCCGGGAGGGAGATGTAAAGGATGGCTGAGCTCGACCTGAACCCGGGGGCCCAGACGGAGTTCGTCCTCGGCGACGACCTGTACTCCGCCTTCATCGGCGGCCTCGGCTCCGGCAAGACGTTCGCCGGCATCGCGCGCGGGCTCCGCCTGTCGCTGCAGCCGAAGCCCTCAGGGCAGTACCACGCTCCGCGCGGCGTCATCGCGGCGAGCACGTACCCCGTCCTGAACGACAACATCCTTCCGCAGCTCGAGGCCATGGTCGAGAAGACCGGCCTGGCCAACTGGTCGAAGGACTACAAGAAGTCGACCAAGGAGCTGACGCTCATCAACGGGACCGTCATCCGGCTCCGTTCGCTCGACAAGCCGGACTGGATGCGTGGCCCGGAGTACGCCTGGTTCTTCATCGAGGAGGGCCGCAACTGCACCCACGCGGCGTGGAACATCCTCACCGCGCGGCTCCGGCAGCAGGGCTACCGCATCGCCGGCTTCACGTCGTCGACGCCGAACGGCTACGACTGGATGTGGCGGGTCTTCCACGAGGACTCGCTGACGAAGGTCTCCGGCGCGACCTGGTACAACGCGCCGACCGAGCAGAACGTCACGCTGCCGAAGGGCTACGTCGACAACCTCAAGGCGAACTACCACGGCCGCTGGGCCGAGCAGGAAATCGAGGGCAAGTTCGTCGGCCTCGTCGAGGGCGGCGTCTTCCCCTACTGGAACCCCCAGGAGAACTGCCTCGAGCTCGAGTACGACCCGGCGCTCCCGCTCTACACCGGCTGGGACTTCGGGTTCGGAGACCTGGGAGTTTGCATCTTCCTGCAGGTGAAGTGGGTCGACAAGGAAGAGCTCACCGGCGAGACGTATAAGGGCCCGCGTATCCGCCTCGCGGTCGCCAACATCCTCGACGCCATCGGCGAGAAGGAGTGGACCGCACGGGACTGGGCCGCGGCCTACCACGACCGCCTCGAGCAGCGCTTCGGCGGCGCCAGGACCGCGGGCGACTACGGCGACCCCGCCGGCATCCAGCGGAACCCCAGCACCGGCACCAGCGTCATCACGGACCTGAACACGGCGGGTGTGCCTGTCGGTCCGGTGCCGAAGCGGCCGCAGGACTTCTCGCTCCGCATCCTCAACAACATGATGGCCGGCAACCGCGTGTTCGTGTCGAAGGAGGCGGAAATCGTCTCTCAGGCGCTCTCGTCCCACAAGTGGAAGACGGACGCCGACGGGAACAAGGCCCACAAGGACCCCGTCCACGACTGGACGTCGCACTACGTGGATGCGCTGCGGTACGCTGCGACCGTTCTTCTTCCGTTCGCGCCGAAGGAAGACCTTCCTGAGGCAGCGAGGGAGTACAGCGCTGACACCTACGGGCACGTCTTCCAGCAGGTTCTCAAGCCACCGCGCCGACTACTCGGCCACCGCGGCGGAGTTCGTAAGCCGACCTTCGTGGTCGAGGGAGTAGCACATGGCGAAGAATAGCGTCTTCCGCGTGTACGAAGACGAAGAGAGCATGTTGAAGGTCTACCAGCGCCGGTTGAAGATGGCTGACGTGGACTACGAGAAGCGCGCGGGCGAGTACAAGACGTTCGTCGCTCGGTACGAGAACGAAGCGACCGAAGAGCAGGTTGACGACGACGGACACCGCGTCAACGTCGTGAAGGGCATCGGCACCATCGACACGATGTTCTCTTCGCTGACCGCGGTCGACGTCGAGTTCATCGCGAAGCGCATCGGCAAGGGCACGCCGGCGCAGGCCATCGCGGCTTCTCGCGCGCTGAACATGGCGATGTCCGACACGAAGATGCAGCGCCGGGCCAAGAAGGCCATCAAGGACGCGCTCCTCGTGGACGTCGGCTGGGTGAAGGTGTACTACGACTACGTCGAGGACGTGGAAGTAGAAGATGTGCCCGAAGACGCGCTCAAGATGCAGCTCATGGAGCTGAAAGCGCAGGGCATCGACGTCACCGAAGCGAACATGGGTGAGTACGTCGCGCTCACGCGCGAGGTCCCCATCGTTCTGCGCGACCGGGTCTGTGTCGACTACGTTCGGTACTCGGACATCCGCTACGACATCAGCGCGAAGCAGCAGGAAGACGTGCGCTGGACCGCGCAGTACACGAAGATGCCCGCGGGTGAGGTGCAGAACAACCCCCAGTGGCGGAAGTTCGTGCTCGACCGATACGGTGAGCGTGAAGGCACCCGCATGCTGGACGAGCTCGAGGGTGACAGCACCCTGAGCGGCGGCATCGACTACGCGGACGTTGAGGGTCTCGGCGCCGACGACGTGAACGATGACGCGCGTGTGACGGTCGTGGAGCTGTGGGACTTCGAGACAGGCCTCGTCACCATCTTCCCGAAGAACAACACGACGCTCATCCTGCACCAGCGCGTGAACCCGCTGATGTTCAACGTGGACCTCGAGGACCGGAACCCGTTCAAGCCGCTCGTCATCCGCGATGACCCCGACAACCTCGAGGGCCTCGGCGACATGCGCATCATCTTCCCGTCGCTCGAGGAGCTCGACGCGTACCGCTCGCACATCGCGACGCATGGCCTGCGTGTCATCCCGAAGGTCTTCGGCCCGAAGGACGCGCTCGGCCAGCAGGCGCGACAGGCGCTCGAGAGCGATGAGTGGATGGCGTACGTTGGCCTCGAGGCCGGCCACACGTTCCCAGAGCTCGGCACCCCGGACATCAAGCCCGTGCAGCAGGAGATATACGGCCTGCAGGAGGGCATCCAGCTCGAAATCGAAGAGGCCACTGGCGCTAACGAGGTCACGCGTGGCGTCTTCCCATCGAAGCGCACCACCGCGACCGAGGCGCAGCTCGTCACGACCGCCGGCCAGGCGCGTCAGGCTGAGCGCCGGTCCTCGCTCGAGGACTGGTACATCGACATCGCGCGCACCGCGCTGCAGCTCATGCAGAAGTTCTACAACCGCGAGCGCATGATGCTGTTCGTCGCTGACACTGGTGAAGAGTTCGAGTGGAAGTGGACGAACGAAGACATCGCCATCGAGGCGCACATCGAGCTCTCCATCACGCCGAAGGAGAACCTGACGCGTGAGGAGCGGTTCCAGCGGGCCATCTTCGTCAGCAACATGCTGGCGCCGATGCCGGAGACCGACCGCGCGTCCCTCTTCCAGTGGGTGTTGCGTGAGGCAGGCCTCGACGAGGACCTCGTCCGCGAAATCGTGAAGCCGCCGGAAGAGGTTCAGGCGGACCAGCTCGCTCAGAACTCACAGCAGTCCATGTTCCAGTACGGCCAGTCGCTCGAGAATGCGAAGAGCTCCCTCCGCGGAGCGTCGGCGCAGCCCGGAGCGGCGAACCGTCGATAGGTCACCGAGGGCCTAGTCCGCCCTCCCCGTGTCCAGCCACGGGTTTTCCCGGGTGACGCCCGGCGCTGGCGGGAGGGTAGCGGTTGTACAGCCGCCCCTCCCGGTTATTGTAGCGTCCCGCTCCCTGACGTTGAGGTGCACACGGGGGCGAAATAGGCGATGCGCGTGGACGCGCGTACCGCCGCTCCGGGTTCCGCAGGTGTCCCGCTGCTCCAAACACCTGCTTCCTGTAGCGGAGCGCGAGGGTGGTCACACGGCGCCTTGAAATAGTCCCGCCGCCCTCAGCGCTTTCCGTAGAACCCGATGTCGAGGCCCTAGTACAGCGCATCCGCGCCGAGGCGAGGGGTACAACGAATGGGAGGCACCACCGATGGCTGAGCCCATCAACAAGGGTGGCAGCGCCGGCGACATGAACGCCGCCATCGCCGCTGCTCTGGAAGCATCGAAGTTCAGCAACGAAGAGGACCTCGAGGAGCTCGACGAGACGTTGGGCGAGCTCGATGACTCTGCCGCCGACACCCCTGCTCAGGGTGACGCGGAGCCCAGTACGGCCCAAGCAACCCAGGCTTCGGAGGACGCAGCCGAGGGCGGTGAAACCGCCACAGCCGATGTCCCCGAGTCCTACTGGGGTGTGGACCTGACCGGTATTCCGGTGGAGAAGCGCGCGGAAATCCTCGCGCACTTCGAGCAACAGGACGGCACCATCCAAAAGCTGCAGGAACGACTCGCCACTCCGGCCGAAGTTCAGACGCCGGCGGCTGAGGATTCTGCGGAGGTCTCCGACGAAGAGCTGCTCTCAGCTCTCGGCGTCGACCCCGAAGACTTCTCGGTACCCGCCGCGATGAAGGCTTCGATGCTGCTGATGGCGAGGAACCAGCTCGCTCTGGAAGACCAGGTCACGCAACTGCGGACCGTTGAGACCGGGCGTGCGGTGGAGTCCAAGTGGACTCGCGAGCTCAACGAGCTCGAGGAGACCTACGGCAAGCTCCCCGGCACCCGTGAACAGCAGCTCCGCTACGCTGGCGAAGAGAACATCACCTCGCCGGCGGACTTGTACTTCAAGCTCTCGGCTCCCGTGAAGCGGGAAGTCGAGGGGCTCGCCGCCGCGGCACGCCGTGAGGCTGAGAAGCGAGTGCAGGGTGCGGCAGTGAAGCCGCGCTCGAGCTCCGCCGAACCACCGGCTGTCACGCCGGGCATGTCCATCCGCCAGGCCGTTCGCGAAGCAGCGAAGGCCGCGCAGAAGGAAACAGGCCTGTCGTGGAAGATGGCGGTGAAGCGGCGCGTGGGTATCGTTCCTGAGGGCTCCGAGACCCAGTAGGAGACCACGAAATGTCCATCTACGCTGACCAGTTCGACGTTCTGGTCACCACCACGCTCGACAAGGTTCGCCCTGTCCTGCGCGACCAGATTTCGAACGAGAACGCGCTGACGGCGTGGTTGAACATGAAGAGCCGCGTGACCATCGACGGTGGCACTGTCATCCGTCGCCCGCTGCTCATCGCGTTCAACGACACGGTTTCTTCCTACAGCGGCTACGACCTCATCGACACGACCCCCCAGGAAGGTCTGGGCTGGGCCGAGTACGAGTGGCGTCAGCACG